AAAAAAATCGCCATTCATCCCTGCGCTGATTCGTCTTACGGATGAGCAGTTACGTATTGGTCGCATTCAGCTGCGCAGCGCGATGGAAATCTATAAGGCATGCAAAAAAGCCAATTCATGGCCCGGTTACTCAATGGGTAATCCGGTCATCGAAATGGAAACGCCAGAATGGTTCAAAAAGCAATTTAACCTGTAATTTATAGTAAATGAGGTGAAGTGATGGGCATTTTAAACATTAAGCCAGCTGAGCGTTCTGGTTCTCGTGTAGTGATTGGCATTTCAGGGCAGTCTGGTAGCGGTAAGACACTTACGGCACTAAAGATGGCGCGAGGTATGGTCGATAAACCAGAAGAAATTGGATTTCTTGACTCTGAAAATGGTCGCGGCAGGCTTTATTCTGGAGAGCTTGACGGTCCATTTATGCACGCTGATCTGTATGCGCCATTTAGCCCTGCCCGTTACCGCCAGGCTATCGAGGAATTTCAGGAGGCAGGCGTTAAGGTTCTGGTTATTGATTCAGGATCGCACGAATGGGAAGGTGAAGGCGGATGCAATGATATTGCAGAGCAACCACTATTGCAGGGTAAGGCAATGGCAGACTGGAAGCGAGCTAAGTCTGAACATAAAAAATTCATGAGCGCTCTTTTGCAGAGCAATATGCATATCATTGTATGTTTACGCGCCAGAGAGAAAACGAGCTTTAAAAACCCCAAGAAACCTGAATCCCTCGGATTGCATGCTGTATGCGAAAAAGATTTTATGTATGAAATGACAGTAAGCATGATGATGTATGATAATGGGAAAATTCAGGAATTTACCAAGCTACCAGAAGAGTTGCGCCCAATTTTCTTTGATTCAGGACGTGATAGTGTACACGAAGGATACTTAGGCGAGGCTCATGGGCGAGGTTTAATTAAATGGGTGGATTCAGGTGTCAAGGTCGACGAAGAGTTTGAGCACTGGCGCTCTAAACTTCAAATGACGGCGTCAAAAGGCGTTGCTGCGCTAACTGCCGAAGCAGTTAACTTGCCTGATTCAGTGAAAGCGAAAATTCGTGCAATCTGGCCTACATTGAAGGCATCAGCAGAAGAGTATGAGCGCATTGAATCATTCATTAACGATGATATCCAGCCAGCGGTAACTATCACGCCGCAGGATGATTTCAACCCGGCCAAACTCCAGAAACCAGAGGCAGCGCCAGCACCGGAGCAGCCGCAGGCAAAAACTGCTGAAACACAGAAAAACATCGAAAACTTTTAAGGAAATAACATGGCATCTCGCGGTGTGAACAAAGTAATTATCATGGGAACTCTCGGACAGGACCCTGAAGTAAAATATACACCATCAGGCGCGGCTGTATGCAACCTTTCAGTTGCCACGTCAGAGCAATGGAAAGACAAGCAGACCGGAGAGAAAAAGGAACAGACAGAATGGCATCGCGTGGTCATCTTCGGAAAGCTGGCAGAAGTGGCTGGTGAACACCTGCGCAAAGGCTCTCAGGTGTACGTTGAAGGTAAACTGCGCACCCGTAAATGGACAGACCAGAGCGGAGTTGAAAAATACACCACTGAAATAGTCTTGCAGCCAATGAACGGCGTTATGCAAATGATTGGTGGTAAAGCAAGTGATAATGGAAACCAACAATCGCAACAACGGCAACAGCCAGGAAGTAATCAGCAATCAGGATGGGGAAAACCTCAGCAGCTATCAAACACGTCAAAACAACCTGCAAACGAAACGCCAATGGATGATGATATTCCGTTTTGATAAATAAAAGGGCCAGATGGCCCTTTTATTTTACCACCCTAAATCCTGCGCCATCGCGGCCATTATGAAGGCGTTAAGCTCTTCATATCTCACCATGTAAATATCTCCGGCCTCCCGCTCGGCGATTCCTTCGACAAGAAGATCCCCATTAGCATCATACTCCGCGGCAACTGCGGGGGTGTTACCCCACGATTCATAGGTCACTATACCGTATAATTTCCAATCCAGGCCGCAGCTATCAAAGGCGGAAATAATGTCCTGCGCAATAACGCCTACATGATACCTGGCCAGATCTCCTTTTTCGGCAACGGCGGCATTTAATTTGTACAACTTTATATTTTTAGCGCAAAGGCGAGCGCAAGAAATTTCCTGTGAAGTTAAATCCCTTATGTCTGTTTTATGCCTTGCATCCGAAACTACCGTAACCGCGTTCTGACTGTATATATTGTTTACAGCAGCCCCAGAAGCACCGATATTGTACGTCGCGGTTGCCGTTGGAACTAAACCAGTATCATTTATTGAGAATTGTTTATAGTATGCAGCGGCCCATCTATTACCTGTTGTTCCAGACTGCAATCCATTATTTGTAGTTGGGTAAATTGCAGTGCTTGAAAATCTGAAAGTTTCCAGGTCATTTATCTGGAAACGTAAACCAGATGGGTTATACGTCTTAAAAATTCCAGCATCATTACTTACCTTCCATGAAGGGACTATATCATTTATTGAACCGTTTTGCGGTATTTGTCCGAAATAAAAACCATTACCAGCATATTCCTGGCACGTTAACATAGGTGACGCGAAGTTAGTTCCAGACATGTACAGTAACGTAGTTCCGTTGTTGTTGTATATGTCTGGTGTCACTGGCATAACCCCTGGGGTGTATGCTGAGATATTAGAATCACTAAAAGCTGATTGCCTTGAATGCAGGTTTTGGAAAGTGAATCTCCCTTGAGCACCAACCCTTTCTGATACCAGACTAAATGTTGTAGTACCATTGTTAAGCCAACGACCGCGATGCTGGCAGCGTGAATAATCATCTAAAGCTTCCATTATCACTGCGCCTTCGCAGTGTATATCTCCATCATTTAATGTCATTTCGGCATAGTTTAGGCTTATAACCTTACACCCATCTGAAATCAGGTCTCCACCATAAAATGTAAGGCCAAGAGTAGCACCATACAACCAAACAAGAGATGATGAGCTATTACCTGTTAGTTTTAAACCATAGCCACCGCCTGATTTTTTAATCTGTCCGAAACATTTTGTAAAGCTTGTCCCATTAAATGAATCATTACCAGCCCCCCTCACAAACGAATAGCATACATTCCCTCTATATGACATACAGTTTACGAGGTTATTAAACTCCGTCCAGCACCCGCTAATTCCGTTATAAAACCTGAAGTTTTCATTTAAATAATATATGGTTACATCATATACAAAACAATAGTTTACACCATTTAATTCAATACCATAACCATTTAGACGGTATGTTGAGTCATAAGCATCAATGGTGAACCCTCTTAAATATGAGGTGGTATCGTGTCCGCCGCCATTGCCAACTAAGGAGATGCAAACGCTAGTTGATGTAGATGGCTTGAACATTAATTTAGATATGTTTTTACCATAGCCAACCAATGGTACGCCTTTATAGTTTTTACCATCAGTTGGGCTTCCACCCGCAGTTTCCATCACCTGAGAGGTCAGCAGGTGCCCACCGGTTGTAATAACTTTATGTGGAGGAAGTACTACAGGTTGAAATCTGTCTGCTTTGGATGCAGCTATTGCTGCATTAATAGCTGGAGTCCAGTCCCATGTTGTGGGGTCGTTTACATTTGGTTTATCAGTTATTACATCAACAAATTCATAGCAATAAATAGGTTGCGCATCAAACATCCCAGAAGCGGTTGATATTAAACTATTTAATGTTTTACGTTTATACCCTAAAAGGTCTGTACCCTTACCAACTTCAGTACTAGCCATATCTTGTCTTAATGTTGCATCACCAACACTCACCATATGAGTAACATCAACAGCCCACGATGTACTATTAACACCAGTGGTTGTATATGGTGGGTTGGTAGATGCGTTTAAGCGCCAGAATTCATTCTGATAACGAATGATCTGGTTACGGGCAGTGATTGTATATGGCCCGTTTTCATAATCCCCCAAGAACTGATACCCAGAATTTAAAAGGAATTGCTGAAATTCAGATTCCTGCTGATTAAACTGAGCTAACCAGTCATCAGCTTGTTGTGACATTTGGATTTGAAACTGGTTATTTCTGCCGGTATTTGTCAGCCTCTGCACGCTAAAGCGGTCTGTGTAATAATCGGCACTTCCATTGACCTCTTCATCAATCTTACCGGCGTTAAATTTCAGATCGCGCGGGTCTTCTGAAGGGATTGGCTTGTTAGTTGGGGTAGTAGCCATCGGCTGCAATCTCCGTAATCATTAATTGCCCTATTGTATCACGCAACAGGGTTGGTGTAGGCGTACATGGCGTCATTGTACTCAGTTACGATTATAGACACTGTGCCATCTGTACCTGGAGTTTTCTGGCTGATTGTCCATAACGTTGAGTCAAGCTCAACCTCTGTTGAGATTGCATATCTTGACTCTGACTGAACATTAACACCATCAAAAATGTTTAACTCGAAGTCAGATGGTAATGCGCATTCGAACGTGTTCAAACCGATAATAGTGCAGGCCAGACGTTCTGAAACATTCCCATTGGCGCCGGTGATGACTACAAACAGACCGCTTCCTGCCGTGAGCTGTTCACTGGTGGTAAATACGTTTCCAGACCTTGATCGGATAACGCCAGTCTGCTGTACCGAATCATAAATGTCGACAACAGAAATCATATCTCCAACGTTCACCCACTCGCCATCAGAAAGTGCTTTTATCTCCATTCCGCGACGTGAGTACATGAGGCGATTGCACTCAAGCATGGCCCGGTCTGTTGCCTGGTATAGGTTTCTAACATATAACATGTCAAATTTTTTCGGCTTGGTTGGCTCTCCAGGCTCTATACCAGAAGTGCCAACTTTATAATAAACGTAAGCCTGTTTGTTTGTGTTCGGGTCGCGGTACTGAACACTTACGCCATCATATGACCCAGGCAAAGTCATGTCATAAGACATTTTATAGCCATCTGCCTGCGTGTTTCTGGTATTGAATACGGTTTCAGGTGTTGATTTTTGCTCATCTCTTGAAAAAGATAAAATGCCATCATCCCAAAATACGGTTACGCGAGCCGCATCACAGATGGTCTGGATTCGCTCTCCAATGGACTTATCCTCATCGTCAAAGGTGTAATCAAAGTACCCAAGACGCTCATCAGGAAGCGCATCAGCTATTTCATAGAGCCTTCCTATGTCGATGGTGCTTTCAGGCTGACCAGCGGTGATAAGCCAGTTGTGCAGCACTGAATCTGCAAAACTTCTTGATGGAGTTAAAGTATAGTCGACTGCACCGGTTGTTCTGTTGTATCCAATAGTCCAGCGGGTGATCAGCGCATTATATTTGCGCTCAGATACTGACGTGGGCTGAAGTGTGGCCTTCACCGTGACTTTAACAAGGGTGTCATCAGGATAAACCACATTCTCTCGGATGTTGATGGCATGCGCTGCCTGCAACGTTACGCGGTTGCCAGAGTTTGAGTTGTTTGTCCTTTCAATGCTGATGGCATACTTAGCCAGCCCATAAGCAGGGGTTAACTTATACGTGCGATAATAGGTTTTTGTTGTCTGATTAAATGGGTTGTCAATACTGTCTGCCAGTTGCTCCTCTGTCCCGGGGATGGCGTCGCCATTATCATCAACGGCCCACACCTTGATCAGATAGTCAGCAGTACCACTGGTCGGACCAAGTTCAGACTGAACATGCACCCATACCTGTGTTGACTCTACCGCCCCAACGTATGGCCCAACCACCAAAGCCTCGTTATCAACAAGCTGAAAATAGGTATTGTTGATGGTGGCCCCGCTCAGGTTTCCAAGATTTGCACCAGTCAGGTTATTAAAGGTGAAATTGTAGAAATACTGGATGTCAGGAATAACACCGGTCTGCGTTTCTTCAGCTGAAATTATGTTTCCACTGAGCTGGATGTTTTCAGTTACCGGCCCGGATGTGGAGTTGTAAGTGATGTTTATTGTTAATGTCACTGAATGAGGCAACGAAAGCCCCATAAAGTAATCGAAATCGCTATTTTTGGGGATGACAACGAGTAACTGACCGCCAGCATACTCGCCACTGGTTACGGATGTAGTCGTTGCCGTCTCTACTGGTGTCGCGTCTGATTCGTTGAGGCCGGGAACCTCCTGACCATCAAGTCCGTCAAACTGATAAGGCTCAATTATCTGACCTATGACCTCGCCGGGATTGTAGATAACATGCGATGACCCCGGCAACGATCCGAGGTTTGTTTCTGCGTAACGAACAGATGAGATTGTGTACTTTCCTAGGCCAAAGTTCATGAACTCAGTAACATATTTCAGGTCGTCAATGTATTCAAAAAGCGATTCCTGAATGAGGTCGGGGAAGGCGCGAATCTGACCAAAGTTATCAGGCCTTGCCTCACCATTTCGCGCGATGTTGGTCTGCGACTTCAGGCTATTGTTTGGTGATTCTACCGTTGCGCCAGTGCTGGTTGATGGCGTGGATGCCTTTGGCAGCAGGAATGAAAGAACCTTTGTTACCGGCTTCAGGATGGTGCTTATCAGGTCGCCAATCGCACCGCGTGGCTGGCAGTATATGTTAACAATATCATTCTGCTTCAGCGAAATGGAAAGCTCATCATCAGGGCCAAAAACACGCCCATTTAGCGCTATGCGGATATCAGCTGGCAGTCCAGAGCTTTCAAGCCAGCGCCACAGGTTAGTGCCTGTTGCCACATTACCCGTTTCTTTTGGCACCCCTGGCATTTTCTGAATGTGAATCACCGGCATAAGTCAGGAACCTTAATTTTGTTGATAGTTTTTCGAGTGTTCGCAGGCGATCTGTTTTTACCGCCGTCTTTTCTCGCGCATGAAGTATTTTATCATGCCCCCACCACAGTGCGACGTGTACTGGATGGCTTCCGCGATATGCAACAACTACATCGCCAACTTTCGGTGTCGTGGTTTCTTGCCAGAACTCAACCTCATTATCAAAACAGGTGACAAAGTCGCCACCTGTTGAATATGAATCATCGTGGTGAACGTTTACCCCATGACAAAGTCGATAAAAGAGAACCACAAGCCCCCAGCAATCCACCGCATCTTCATGACAGCACCTGTCAACATATGGCTTGCCAAGCATAATCGACTCAAACTGTGCGCAGTCCAGGAAATTCTGTGATGTCATAAAGTTTTGCCACGTTGCCGTTAATGGGGTTTTTTATGGAAATAGAGACCGTCACATCAGACTGATCAAGCGTCACATCGTTAACGTAAAGTGTATACGGCTTCAGCGGTGTGTTCTTGTCCGTCTCATCAAATCGCTGATAAAGAGCGGTGATTGGCTCAATTCTTCCAGAGCCAGTCCATAGCTTCAGATACTGCTTAAAGTCATTTGCCAGCCGCGAAAACTTCAACGTCGCGTTAATAACCGGCGTGTTCGACTGCTGACTACGGGTAACATCCATTCTTACTGGCTGATAGGTCTGGCCGCCAAGAACGACATCCTCAAACTCATTGCCAACAAGCCGGACATATCCAAATGAAGAATGATAAAAAGTTATCGTATCATACAGCTTCCAGTTTGGGCGCTTTGACTGGTATTCACGTAATGTTGGCATTATGGGTACTCCGGAAAGTCTCGGTTAACGACCTCGTCCAGCCATGAATACCATCTCTCATCAAGCTCAACGAGAACATCATCAAACTCATCCATTGAGTTATTGAGAGTCTTGCAGATGACATTGCCAGTCCATGTGACAAGGCCACCATTAATGCTTGTCTGCACTGGATAATCGGTAAAGTGCAGGGTCTGCGTTTGAAGTCCGCTGCCGCCAAGGTCGATATCCATCGTAAACCATTCATTACACTTATTGAGATAGTTTGGACTCCTCAACCATTGAAGAAATGCACGTTCCTGGCGGAGGGTAAAGACCCACGTCAGGCTCCATGTTACTGCAACGTCAGTTGTCAGTTTCTGGAAAATAGGCGCGCCAACAGCGGGCTGATCGCTGCGGAAAGGCGTTTGAGTCGTCATGTTCTTGCTGGCGCGTTGCGCCAGCGGTAGCCACGATGGATAAGCGATAGCCATTATTCTGTTGCCCTTCTGGTTGCAGTGGTATTGCTGGTAATGGCCTGCGATATCGGGCCGCCATTCTCGATATCTGCCACGATAGTTTCAATGGTCACGGTGCCATCTCCATTATCGGTAGCCGTGCTGGTTGCAGTAGCGCCACTGCTGTTATTTATGACATTATTATAAACCACAACACCACTACCACCTCCTGAAATATCCTTGTTGCTGATAACTCGCCCACTGTCACCTGGGATCATGTATTGATTCCCATTGCTCGCCTGGAATATCTCGGGGAGTCCGTTTTCGCCGACCTGGTACATTGAGCCAGCGCTTACAGGGCCACCATTTTTACGCTTCCCGGCTATCGCCGCGACACCAAGAGCCGCCACGGCTGCTAGTCCTATCTTTGCGGCCGTACCCATAGATGCTATGGATGCCATAATGGCTGCCGGAGTCCAGGCAGCCGTAGTTGCAGCAGCTGCACCAGTAGATACGGCAAGCTGCGTTCCTACAGCCGCATTCTGAACCGCGCTAACGGTCGCTATTGCAGATGTCTGAGCTGCCTGACCCATGATTGCAGATTTGACCCATTGAATACCCATTTGCACAAATGAGTTAACTAGCTGATTCACCACGGAACTTGCCAGAGAGCTCACTGCATCGCTCGCGCTCTGCGTTCCAGTAATGATGCCACTCAATGCGCTTGATGCATTATTCCCAAGTGCGTCAAGAGATGCAGCAAGAGCCTGGTTGAGCGTGCTTTGGTTGCTCCATATTTCCCATTGAGCATTAATCAGATTTGTTTTATAAGCTGTATCAGCCGCCTGCATTAACGCCGTTGCCTGGTCGTGGGTTAACACCCGAGCCTGCTCATACGCCTTTATCAGTGCAAGTTTTTGGGTTTGCTCATTGACCAGCGCCTGCACAGGGTTAACTTGTCCAGCGGCCTCCATTTGAGGCGTGACAGCTTGCTTGGCTGATATCTGAGCCATTTTCACTTGATGCTGCTGCTCAAGTTGCTCGCTGATTTGGTTGTATTGCTCCTGTGTAATCCTTTTTCCATCTAAAGCTGTTTTCAGGTCTTTCAGGTCTTGCTGATATGATGCGTTTTCAGATGTTTCCGGGCTTAATTTTTTTGCGGCCGCTTCAGCCTTTAATGCATTTACGTTATCCCATTTTTTGCAGCATACTCGCCAGCCAGTCTTATCTGCTCCTGAGTGGCACCCTTATTTAAGGATTGCTGAGCATTAAGAATCGCCTGTGCCCGGCTCATTTCCGTTGTTGAGTCAGCGGATAGCTCTGATTCCTGTCTTAATTTTTCCAGCTTCTGAGCATTAGATTCAGCCATTTTCGCAGCTGAACCCTGCTCCTTTTTGTTCTTCTTAATAGCTTCCGTATTTTTGTACGCTGCGGCAGCTTCATCCATCATCCTTTTGGTTATAGGGTCATCCTTTGCCAGTCCCGCATCTTCTGCTGCGAACTGCGCCTGAAGTTTCGCCCGCTCAGTACCCTGAAGTTTGGATAATGCAAGGTTTCTCTCTGACTGTTTCACAAGGCTTTTTTGCCCGGCCGTGAGGTTGTCAGTGGATGTCTTCAGAAGTTCAAAGTTAAAAGCGGCATTTGACGCTCCAGTAGAAAGGTCTACCAGTTTATTGTAAAGCTCTATTAATTCAGGCTTTGCGTTTTTTGATGAGTTAATAATCTCACCAATCCTGAGAACCAGGGTTTGTAGTGCCTGGGGTGATGGGTTGTCGCTAAGATCAGCAAGTTGTTTTGTCAGGCCAAACGCCGCCTGCTCGGAAAGTCCGAGTTTTGATGCAACCGCGCCAACAGTGTTACCAATACTCATAGCGGTGGCGTTAAATGCAGAACCAGCTCCAAGAGCCTGCTTCATTGCTGAGCCATAATCATTGGTAGTGATATTGAGAGATTTTAACCTGTCATTAAAGCCATCAACAGAGGCATAGCCGCCACCAAATGCAGATTTAGCCTTGTCACCAAAACTGATAAATGAATCTGCGGCGTCGCTGATTGCTTTTGGTAATTTCGCTATTGCGGCGTTGTATTCTATTGTCGCCTGGTTTCTTAATATCGTTGCCGCTTCTGCGTTGACCCTGGCGAGGTTCGCATACTTGTCAGAAAGGGCGGCGACACCGCTACTTGATATCGTAATAACCTTATCCATTGCGTCGGCGGCATCTTTAAGCGAATCCATTGCGCTTTTCCCGCCATTAAGCGATGCGATAAGAGTGCCGGCAATTACCGTGCTAAGGGCTATCACTGCACCGAAAACCGCCCCTGCCGGGCCAAACGCACCGGCCAGCTGAGAACCTTGCTGACTGAATGCCACAAGCGCAGATTGACCACCCTGAACCTGAACAATGAAGTCCTGAATCTGGTAGCCGCCCTGCTGCATGATATTCTTAAAGTTGCCCGTTGATTTCCCGGCAGCCTCAGTGCCATTTTTCATGTCATAAAGACGACCGGTAAGTTCAGCGATTTTTGCCTTTTGCGCATCCGTGGCGCTGTCGCCAGCACGCAACTGAGCGGCAAGAATGGCAGCGCTACGTGCGCCGCTATTCATTTGCTCTTCCATTATTTTTATCTGGCTGCCAAGGCTCTCTATCATGCGCTCAACGCCATTTAAACTATCACCAGTTGGCTTGCTTGCTGATCCTAATTCACGAATAGCCTGAGTGACCTGATTAATTGAGTTCTGAAGCGCAAGTCCAGTAGCGTTTGCGGAAACCTGCGCCTGCTGCATCTGCGCCAGTTGTTGATTTAATGCACCAATGACCTGCTCCGCTCCTACAGCGCTTGAGGTTGTTGCCTCCACCGATGTAGCTGCGGTTTTTGATGCTGACGCCATGTCTTTCAGGGTCGCATCAATTGAGCTGACCACCTTCGCCAGCGCTGAAAGCTCTTTACCAGAAGATGACGCAGCACCATCAAGTTTATCCATGCTTTTCGATGATGTCTGAGCTGATTTGTCGATATTATTTAATGCGTCCTCAGCCTGTTTTGCGCCAGCAGTGAGGCCGGATACTTCCATGCCGACTTCATAGACAATGCCGCCAACTTCTTCAGCCATTATTTCGCTCCTTTGCTTTAGCGGCCTTTCTGGCGGCTTTTTCTTTAAGTTTCTGCTTGTTCAGTCTGGCGCGCTCATAGGATGCGTCATACTGTTCGCGCGTCATGCCTTCCGGTTCTGGATACTTCGACTTAATCATCTGCTGGTATTCTGTCATCGTCAGGTCTTCAGCTTCCTCACGACTGATTCCGAAGTGAGTGCGGGCCGAGATGATGTAGTCTGACATTCGCAGTTCGCTGGTTGTACGCTTCTGGTTTTCTGAGCGTTGCGGCACTTTGAGCGGTGAACGACCAATGATGCCATTCTCAATCAACCCCCTGGCAATAATAATAATGTCGTTGACTGGCATCACGCCCGGAACGTATTTAACCCCTCTTGCTGTTGGCTTCCATCCACCAATCAAAACAGTGATGTCATCCTCACAGCATGACTGCATGACCAGATATGCGGCGTTAAGTACCTTCTTGCCATAAGCAGGACGGGATAGCGCTTTTGCTATCTGAATCTGAGCGCCATAAGGCAGCGACTCAATCGAACCGAGAATATTGGCGTATTCATAGCCGTTGAGCGTGGCATACAGTTCGACAATCTCCTTTGGGGTACCGAGGTTGTTCATTGCCGCAAATGAAGGCTTGAAGAAAAATGCCTTATCTGCCAGAGAAATGCGCATCTCTCCGATTTCGGTTAGCGGTGTGCGTTGTCTCATGATTGAATCCTGTTTTCACAATGACGTAATTATACCATTGACAGGGTGCCGCAAGTTGACGTAGATTGGCTTGGTAAGCCATAAGGAGTGCATAAAATGAGCGAAACAGATGCTGATTTGAGATTTTACATCGACCTCTACATTGATCAGGGTTATACCTACGAAGAGGCTCGGGTAAAGGCGATATTGTTGCTGGCGAAGGTCGGCGTAGTGGTGGAGTGATGAAGATGACTGATTACAGCAAGATGAGTGATTTTGAGATTAATAAGCGTATAGCCCATGCTTTAGGAAATGCACAGGTATGCCATGCGGATGATGAAATAAACGGAGCAACGGTACAGTATTTTGTTTACAAATCATCAGGATTGAATCGTGAAGGCTTGATATCTATGCGCCCTCACATTATAAAAAAAGATTTCTGCAACAACCCAGCAGACGCGTGGCCGATTATCGTAGAAAACAGAATTAGCCTCATGTTCGATAAAAGCACAGAGGAAGGTGATGATGCTCAATGGTGTCTGGCATCATCACCATGCGACCAGTATATTGTTGATTATGTATCGGAATCCAAATTACTCCGCGCCGCCATGATTGTCTTCCTCATGATGCAGGATGCTAGAAATGAAAAGTAACAGGAAAGCAAGACGGCTACTTGGCGTCCACATAAATAGCACCTACCGAATCAGCAATCGGAGATGGCTAGTGTGGGGTAGCAATTGGCCATTCATTTGGGAGCACGCTAAGCCATCAAGGAAACAACGTTATAGAGCCAAAGTGGAGGAGTCCAAAAAATGCCAGTTAGCAAAGACGACGAGGATGTGATATCCGCATATGCAGGGCAGAGCATCGACATAAACTACGCGATAGCAATTCACCTGAGACGATCTGAGTTTATTGCTAATCTGATTTTGTGGGGCATCAAGAACAAAACGAGGAAGGCGTGATAATGAAATCTGGATATCCTGGGAATAATGAATATCCCGTGCCATATCGACACGTTAATGTGATTGTTATGGCGCGAGGAGAAGTTAAGTCGAAGTATGAAGGCGTGGCATACTGGAGTGGGTTTAGGTGGATGGGAGTTGATGGTTTCAGGATTGGATATGGTCGGGTTATAAAGTGGATTGATAAATAAACCCCCTTTCGGGGGTTTTTCTTTATGCGGTAACGGTAACAACACACTTAGTGGAGTCAACGTAATCAGGACTGGTCGCCGAGTCTGTCACGCGACAGAAGTACGTTCCGGCATCACCTGCGGCTGCGGTAGCCTTGGTGAATGTTGCTGAAGTTGCGCCGCTGATAGGAGTAGCGCCTTTATACCACTGGTACGCATAAGGCTCAACGCCGCCGGTTGCAGCTACCGGGCCAAGAGTCAGAGTTGCGCCAGTCGCAACGCTCTTGGTCGCGGAGATATCGGTAGTCAGCGTCAGGTCTTCGATGCTGGACACGTCAACGGTCGACCCATCATACGGCTTGAACTCAACAGAGCCGGTGATGATGTCGTTGGTGCCGCCATCATAACTCAGCGCGGTGATGTTGCAGTAAGCCACAACAACGGTGTTGCCGGTAGTCTGGCGAACCCATACGGACGGTTGACGACGCGCCTTAACTTCGGTGACAAAATATTTGATGAGATTATGAGCGCCATACTCATCAGCTTTGTCAGCCTTACGTACCTCGAAGTCGCCGGAAATGGTCAGGTCGGCGGTCGTTACCAGAGTGGCAACAAAACCATCGCCATCATCGGCTTCCGAAGTGGTGGTGCTCGGGCTGAAATCCACGCCCTTCGAGGTCATGGGGGCGAAAAACTTCCAGTCTTCCTCTGCGGGCACGGCATCCCAGCAGCCATCAGCCAGCTCAATGAGCGACTGGCGACCTGTGATGATGCCGTTGTCATTTGCACAAATAGCCATGTTTAGAATCCTCTGTGTTTAGCTAAACAATCGCATTATATCATGTTGACAGGTGTGGAATGGTGGTGTAGATTTAAGTTGCTGGCAGACATGTTAGGCTATAAAAGTCGAATTTATCACCCAGCGCATGTTCCAGACGTGCAGGAACTAAAATAATGACAACGGTGACGGTTGGGAAGTAGACCAGCAGTTATCAGGTAAGAGCATTAAAGAACTTGCAAAGAGCTTAACGGTCTGCAAAAGCATTTCCTAGTGGCACAACTGGCAGGTACAACTGAGTGCTCTTACCGATAGTTTTCGTAAGCGACTTTGCGGGTTTTTAGAAACTGACCACAAAGATAAATGCAAACGAAGAAGTGTATCTGGCAGTAGCCTAACGGCCAAACACCAGTGAGGTCTTCCAATCCCTCATCAACAAATTTGGCGCATTGCGGCCCTGAGATGTGATTAATAAATCAGGGCACACAACAGGTAATGGCATTGGGTTAGCGCTTTACGGCAAACTGCGAAGTAGAGTCATAATCGAAAAGCAGACCGTAAAAGGTCGATGCAATGAGTGCTATTTCCGTTGTGACGAAAGCAAAAAACGAATGAATGCAAGCGGATGAAATACATTCACCAACCTGTAAAAAGGTCGAGCCAAAGTGCGGTAATGGGTTCCGGGGTTAGTAGTCACAACACACAACAGGTAATGACACTTGGACTCCCTGATATTCACAGTCGGTTGAAAAATATTCCGCTCTGGCGAGTGTCATTTCCGTTGTGGTGAATGCGCAGGCTGATGCGCTAGAGACGGCGCCCCTTGATGAGGACAGCGCTATCTCTGGAGAATAGTCTTGGGTACGTGTAATGCCAGAGAAAGCCGGAGTTCAGCACCGGCCACCACAACAATAAATCTGGATAGTTGGCTGAGAGGCCGAAAGCAGTCGGTTGCTAACCGATAAACAGGAAACGGTTCGCAGGTTCGAATCCTGCACTATCAGCCAAATTTGCCAGCTTAGCTCCAATGGTAGAGCAGTCGCCTTGTAAGCGAATGGGTAGCGGTTCAAGTCCGTTAGCTGGCACCAAATTTGCACCATTAGCTCATCAGGACAGAGCATTTGCCTTCTAAGCAATTGGTAGCTGGTTCGAATCCAGCATGGTGCACCAAATCCCGTTTAGCTTAACTGGTTAAAGCACCCGACTCATAATCGGATGATTACAGGTTCGAATCCTGTCGCAGGAACCACTACTCACCAAAAACCACCCTCAGCAACAATTCATATACCGGCCTTTTCTCAGTTGTCAGCGTTGGTCTACCAAGTGGAGCCTGTAACTGAATCATACCGATGCAGCTATCCACCGGGTGCTCCTTGATGTACTGAATGACATCCAGCGCTTTGGCTTTGGTTTCTTCAATGTTGTACTGGCCCTGCTGGCCGACGATATACAGCGAGAAATAAAAGTCATTGGCAAGTGATTTGCTGACGGCGGTTCCGCCATTAGACTGAAGCACCATAAAGCGTTCAGTGCCAATTCCCGTATCATTCCAGAACTCAAACTGGGATGTCCAACCGGTATAAAGCCCAGCATCCTCAAGATACTGGTCAACAAGCTCAAGCATATCTCTCATTTTAGTGTCATCTCTTTTTTGATTACCTGATCGACTAGTTCGCGCGTATTTTCTCCGGCTTTGAGGAGGAACTTAGGCTCGCCGCCAGTATCCCATACGTTACCCTTTCCTTTTAGCCTTCCGGTACGAGGTGTATTTGTGCCAAGCAGTTTCCCGGGTGCGTTATGAACATACAGAGCATAATTTGCAGCATAACCAATCTTGCCGGTTATTCTGGTGCCGCTCACTTCTACCGTATCGAACTGGCTGTTTAGTAACGCGGAGGTTGCCACTGGCGTCATCGAAGCCGATTCAGTCCTGATGATATAGGTGGCGGCTTTTATTGCTGACACAGCCTTTTCACCAGTAATCTCGCCAACTATCTGCTGAGTGCGTTTAATCGCCTGCTGGATACCTCGCATTTTGGCCGCCATACGTCATCCCGTTACCAGCGCAAAATCAGGAAGGTCATTGCGGTCTAGTGTATTACCATAATTCACCACGTTTCTAATCTGGTCAGCTCCGGCAGCCAGCGGGTCGGCACTGGTAATGGTGCCGAGCATGATGAAGTCGCCAACGGATGCATTCTGGTATTCCGTCCAGAATGTGTTTTTCTGTGCAATCTCATTGCCAGAAGTGCCGGTGGTCAGATTTTTATCGAAGCCATAGTCACACATTATGGCCTCTGGCGCAGCGAATGTTGGCTTGCCATACTTATCCTTGCCAGTAAGCCGCCAGATTGTGCATGGATGTGTGTAAGTCCATCTGGCTATTGCTGACATGGCTCGGCCTCAAGAGTATAAATCCAGCGTGGAACCGGAAGGCGCAGCAACACCAGAACAACCAGCAGCGGCATGCACCATTTACGGATTGCGATATTTACAGTTAATGTTGACGTTTTCATCTGCACTTACTCCCGGTGACAACCCGAAACCACGGCTTTGCGCTTCCGTCAGGCTCTTCCACAAGGTCGCCAGTGCAGTTTGCAGTGTCGAGTAGCTTCATCTGATTATAAAGTGCCATCCACGGCTTGCTGCCATACCCAAACGACTGCGACGCACCAGATGGCGCATGGTGGCTGGTGACATATCTCCCGGCAGTATTTGAGGCAATCAGGATTGATGCCCATAGCAGGATTGCATCTTGTCTGCATGTGTCTTCAGGGTAATTAAGCTCAAGACACTCTGTGATGCTCGCTACCAGACATAGGATGCCAGTCGCGTCCGCTGTGGTGATAGTTACGCCTCTTGACGCCATAGCGGCGACAAGTTCAGTTGCTGTTGGTGCTGCCATTCTTTTTGCTCTCCCGAATCTTCCACCACATCTCAAAAAGGTTTTTTGCCACCAGTGATAGAGCGCCAAGGATAGACGCAACGGCGGCCCATTCTGTGATTGAGTGAGGAATCATTGACTCAATGTATGACTGTGCCACAGGCGTCTGCTCTGCCACCTTCAGGCCGAGGCCGGTGCCGATTGAGGTGTAACCTGCCTTGTCGATGACCTGCCCGACAGTTCCACTAATTATCTGGTTTGCGGCGTGCTGAAACGCGTCTCTCATGAATGATTCTCCGAATGATGAACTTCCAGCATCTGTACACCTGAACCAGCGAAAACGCTATGACGATAACGCCGATTGCTATATCCAATTTCGCCGCCTTACGTTTTTCAGGACGGAACAGCGCGGGGTTGATTGTGCTGAATTAATTTTATCATAAACTGTTGACGTAGATTGATGGTGCGCTTATAGTGGGTGATGTAGAAACAACAATAAATGTTAGAGGTGATGAGATGAGCAACATGAGTTACTGCCGGTTTCGCAACACAGAAAGAGACTTCAGTGATTGCTTGGATGCAATTGGGAATGCCGAATCAATCGACGATTTTAGTAATGCTGAACGTGCTGCGGCTGAGAGAATGTATGAAATGGCTAAGAATTATGTTGAATGGTATGAGCAATTAAAAATTGAAAATGGTGAAGAAAATTAGTGAGTTCAAAGATGCGGTGTCGCCTGGAGGGAAGAAATGATTCGCCACGAAATCCGCCAGGAAGACCTGAAAGTATGGGGTAAGTTCAAAGTAAAACTTGTGCTAATCGTTATGGGCTTCGCAATTGCAAGCGCAATCTGTTTATCAAAGTGAGGAATAAATGACATCTCTCAATAAAATTTATGCAGACAAAGAAACTCGCGGTAGGATTGTGGTCAACAAAGGTTATCAGGTTCCTGTCGACCAGCTTTATCTTGAGCCGGGATACAACATCCGCGACGCCGACCCTGCGCACGTCGAATACTTCGCGCAGTGCTGGGAGTCAGGCCAGCCAATTCCGGCGTTAACTGTTATTCCTGATGCTGACGGTAAGCGCATCAAGATTCTTGACGGTCAGCATCGCTACCTTGGTGCATTGCTCGCCATTGAGCGCGGAATCCCTATCGCTCGCCTTGAGTGCAAGGATTTTACCGGTGATGAAGCGGATAAAATCGCCTTCATGGTGTCATCCAGTCAGGGTAAACAGCTCGACCCGCTGGAGCGTGCAAAGGCATACGTCCGCCTGAAAAACTTCGGCTGGACTAACGAAGAAATCGCCAGGAAGGTTGGCCGCTCTGTATCCGATGTGCAGATGCACCTTTCGCTTGGCGATGTGCCAGATTCCATCAAGCAGCGCATTAATGCTGGCCAGGTAAGCTATGCCAATGCTGTTGCAGTAGTCCGCGAGCATGGTGATGATGCCGTGAAAGTGATTGATGATGCCGTTGAAGAAGCGAAAGCGCAGGGCAAGGATAAAGTCACCGCCAAAGTGCTGAAGGCGAAGAAGATAAAACCTGTCGACCGGCTGATTCAGTTGCTAAAAGAAGCAGATCACATGGTTGTAGCAAAGGGCCACGTCGCAGAGGAGACTGAGGAATTTCTGCGCCTGCCTGTTGCTGACCTGAATGAAGTTCTGGCGATTCTGGAGAAGTTGTGATGAAAGGGTTAACGAATGCTAATGGCGGAAATGACTTTTCATCAATGAGCACCAAGGAAATCATTGATTGCATGGCAGAATCCCTTGTAACCATTGCTGGCGCAGTAGAAAAGCAGTTTATATTTATGCTAACTGAAAAAGCATATCGCGAGATGAGAATTCATCGATACAGGAAGTGCAAAATAAAAAAAGGGGCCAGGAAGATTTCGATATGTAGCCATAGGGCAGGCAAATATTAAATTTAAGGAGGCTAAATGACCCCTGAACAATTCATAGAAAAAAACCTGCGCGACAAACTGCCGGGAATTGACAATGCAGCCATTGAGGCTGCTTTGCAGCACTATCGGAGAAATCAGGCGGAAAAGAAAGGAAAGATGTTCGAAGAGTGCCTGAAGATTGCAAAACAACATATGGTGAAGGTGAAAAAATGAAGCTAAAAATCAGCAAAATACTACTTGAATCAGCGCTGATATTTCAGGCAAAGAAAGATGTTCGCTATTATCTGAATGGTATTTGTTTTATGCCTGATGGTCGCGTTGCATCAACTGACGGCCATCGCGCATTCATTGGTGGCAATCACGAAAACAAACTCGAAGATAATGCCATCGTGAAAGTGAGCAAATCTCCAACAAAATCGTACAGCTATGCTGCCATTGATACCAGAACAAAAATAGTAACTTACCACGATGGAACGGACGCTATGGTAGGTGCTGGTATCTGTGAGCAGATTGATGGCAAATTCCCTGATATTGACCGTGTAATTCCCAAGGAGAAATCGCCAGCGGAAGAGATCGGCTTTAATGCAAAGTATCTGGCAGATGTCGAGAAAGCCGCGAAGCTGTTCAATCCTAAGTTTGAGTGCGTGCGCTTTGAGCTTAATGGCAACACTAACGCAGCCGTCGCTAACCTTTCATCGCCGGAAGGATTCACCGCAAAAATCATTGTGATGCCGATGCGTCTGTAGCTGAAAGAGCTTAATAAAAAACCCGCCTTGAGCGGGTTTCTTTTTACTTGTCCTTCTTGGGCTTCACCTCTTTGTCAGGTGTTGCCACTTCCAGCGTCTTGGCGTTAACCTCGCGGAGTTTTGATTCAATATGCGGCGTTGACTCATCAATGATGTCGCCGACCTGCAACCCAACCATTTTACCGGATTTATCTTTGATGAAGATGCCGGGTGCAATGACCTCGTATTTAGCCATGATTACCTCTGATAGTTTAAGGGGGCTTTCGCCCCCTTTTTAATTACAGCGCGGTTTGAGTTCCGTAACCGTTGAACACCTTGGAGCGGCCAGCGAAATCCTTACGAATCTGGAGGCCCATCGCCGACCACACCAGGAAGTTGTAGTTAGCGTGCGGGGTGGTGCGAGGCTCTGCATAGGTAGATACCGGCTGAGCAACACGCGGACGGATATACAGGTCGTTTTTGACGTAACCAACGAAGTGGTTGCCGGTCAGCAGGAAGTTGGTGCCAATGGACGCGATGCGGCCAATGTTGCCAGTCTTGCCAAACGCCAGGATATAATCTTCAATGGTGCCGCCTTTGAATCCTGCCGCATTGGAGTACGGACGGCTAAAGGAGCGACGCACGGAAGGAGAGACCCACAGCGTTACCGGTTCGAACACGTTCTGCGCATCCAGAACCGCCTGGAAATCCTGGTTGAAGAACTCAACGATTTCATCAGGGGTTGCGGTTTGCAGGTCGATGTTCAGCGCACCGGTACCCGTTGCGCTCAGGTTCAGCTGAACAGTGTTCGGGTGGTTGGTGATGCCGTAACCAGTGTAAACACCGTTAACGTTCAGGGTCTGGTCGCCGGTCAGCAGATACTGAGCCATGTCGGTACGCAGGTTAAACGTTACGTTAGCCTGGTCATCCATCAACGGATCGAAATCGCCTTCAGACTGCATGCCCAGCAGTTCACGCCATTCGCGGCCATAGCCGGTTTTGAAGATCGGGATTACGTCACCGCTGTAGGTGTAGCGGGTTTTATCCAGGTCTTCCGGCTCCTGACCAGACAGGGTGCGCACAACTTTACCAGCGTCGGAAGCAATGCGGCTTACTGCCACGGTCTTACCGATGTTGATGTTTGCCGCCAGACCCATAAGGTCGGCCATCATGTCCTGACCGGATTCGTTGCGGAATACACGGGTGGTCACGTTATCCACTTCGCGCCAGTAGTCTTTAGTTACCAGAGCGGTGGCGTTTGCCGCATACTCTTTCGCCATTGCATTTTCAGCGTTGGCAAAAACCTTGCGGTCAATCTTCAGGTGCTTCCACTGCTCCGCAACAACGCGGGAGTTAGTGATAAGACCTTTGGTAAAAATAATCTTTTCCATTGTTCGGCTCCTTACGCCGCAGGCATTGTAGCGTTACCAGCGCGACGAACGGCAACCAGTTCAGCGCCATCAGAAGCTACGGTGTATGCTTCATACGAATAGAACAGAATTTTGTCTCCAGTACCGGCAACTTTCAGCGCGCCGGAGCCATTGCTCGCCAGCGGAGTGCCTTTAACCAGCGCAGAGGATGCGGCAACCAGTGCGTGATAGGTAACGCCGAATTCGCACTGCACCGCCATGCCGGTTGCGTTTACCGGGACAGCTTCGCTAACGTCGCCGCCGCCGATGTAGTTGTGCTGGAGCACATACGGGAAACCCTGACCGCCAGCAGTGGCATGGGCGATGATTTTGTCGCTGGAGTTGAAATCGACCAGCGCGCCCGGCTGAAGCGCGACGTTCATGATGCCTTCACGCAGCTGCGGGTCGTTTTTGCGAGCTGGGCCACCAATAATGGTGCCGTAACGGATAGTAGCCATTATTCCGGTGCCTCCATATCGTCAATATCGGAAGCCGCAGAGTTACCCTGGAATCCACCAGAGATAGGCGCGGCTTTGGTTGTCAGCGCGTAGGTTTCACGCAGCGCCTGACCGGTCAGCGCATTGACGGCAACTTCCGGCAGTTTCAGTTCGGCCATAATCGCAGCGCGCATCATGGTTTCTTCCTGCTCGGAGTTTGCCTGCAACTGCTCGCGCAGCGTTTTATTCTGCGCCTCTACATCGGCCAGCTTTTGGTTGACTGCGGTCAACGATTCCTGAACCGGCTTGAGGGCTTCGGCTAATGTCGCCTGTAATTCCTCGTTCGTCATTGAGATGTCCCCTTGAGTTGTTTTTACCGGTTCAAGCTCTGTTTTATAAACAGCCTTAACCCGTTCACCGACTAATTCTACCATATCCTCGCGGACGATGTAGGACTGCATATAAATCTGGCCGCCAATCTCTACGCCGAAGTAATTATCATAAACAGCGACGATATAGGGCCATGAATCCGCGCTCAGCTCGGATTTAATTAAATTCCGCAACTGCTCAGTGATATCGTTGAAGGAAAGCTGATTGCCGGTAAGCCGGTTGATGGCGCGCTGCCACCATTTGATCTTGTTGGCGCTTTCATCTGCCATTGCTGAATCCTCAAGGTTGACAACGATGCGCTCGATATCTTCGCCATTGGTGGAGAAGATGCCAACACCATCGGTCGGGGTGCCTGCTCCCGGTACGCCGGGGGGCAGAATAGCCAGGTGGTCCCATTCCATGTTGCGGGCGATAGATGAGTATTTCTTGCCCTTGGATTCACCCTTAGCGCTTTCACGATTGAGAAGCAGGCCAGTGGAAACCTGAATAGGCTCCGCGCCATCTTCATTAACCCTGAGCGCCTCAACGCGGGAAAGTAGTTCTTTGCCTTTATCCGAGCGCTCCGCAACAACCTTATTGACCTTCATGTCAACAAGAGCCTTGCTGCCGTCATGGGATGAGTTTTCAATCCATGCGCCAACGCTGAACTGATTCGCTGCGCGCGTCATGCTGGCTGATACATATTTCCCGTCGATCATCGGGTGGTTATATGGCGCAGGCTTCCCGTCGAGGCCGTGAAATGATTTTTTAATCTCATCGCCGGGGTAGAGAATGCTGTTCATCACGATATCATCGACAACCGGGACGACATTTTTGATAACGTAATGCGGGTCGCCATCAATGATTTGCTCGCTGATATTGCTCGCAGAGTTGATGGTGGTCAGTACGTTGACCTGCATTTTATTGTTCATATGCTTGAATGCCTCGACTTCCGCAAGGCGCTTCTTGGCCGCCTCTTCGGTGTCGTACTCGCCAAACTGCTGCGAGCCATCCTTAGACTTGACGACCCACTTGTCGCCGATTTTAACAATCATGGCTGCTCTCCACGCTCACTTAATGCACGGATTATAACACAGCAGATAGATGCACCATGAAAATGAGGCAAGGAAGTAAATGGGCGACATCGTGAAGAAAAACAGAGTAGCAAAGAATGATATCAGTATGATTGGCATGGCTGCTACCTCCTGAATGAAAGGTAACAGCCACGGGAAGATATTTATTGAGGACTATTCTTATTTAACTGGCCGCAATTAATCTTTGCGCGATTTACTGCATCCATAAACTTGCCGATTGACATGGTTTTCTTCAGCTCCGCAATGATGGCGCCATGTAACATCCGATCTTCGCCATAGTACAGCTTATCGAGGCGTTGTTTCACCAGATTGCGGGTGCGCTGCATGTGGTCACGCGCCTTTATGGCCTTCTGTCGCCACACCTTATCGTCGCCATGAAAGCTGCTCAACTGGCGCTCAATGGCTTCAATCTCAAATGCCAGCAGCATATCGGCATCGTCGAGTTCACTTATTGTTGCGGTCATGATTTCTGATAAGTCTAGTTTCATTGTTTTACCTTTAAGCCTGCTTGTTCTATTGCTTGCTCCATCGCTCGTATTCCGTGCTCAACACCAGTTGCATAATCTGCACTATATCCGGCATTTAGTGCATCCCTGGTTGTTAATGGGGTCTGCGCCTCAATTTCAATCGCCGAGCGTGATGCCTGCCATGCTTGCCACATTGACTCTATCCATTGATAACTTCCGCTTTCCAGTCTGTCGAATTCATATCCTTGAAATAAATATTTTGACTTATACCACGCTTCAAACTGCTCTCTACTCGTCATCTTCACTTCCTCCACTATCCACCCCACATCTCTGCGATTATTGGCCGTGCGCTCATCGCTTGTGACAAAAAGCACGCGGCCAGATTTATGCTTTACCGCCCACATGACTGACGCGCACCGGCAAGCAGCTTTTCGAACAACATTCTGTCACGGCTCATGCCAAACGGAATAACCTCCTGCCAGTAATACTTCCATGCGCCGCCCGGCAGCATTTCTCTGTCAACCTGACCAATGCTTGAAAGGTAGCGCATGCGAGCCTTCAGGATGGTGTAGTTGACGCCAATAGCCTCAGCTATCTGTTTGCTCTTGCTTCCCGGGTGAGCCTCAAGATGATTCTGAATAGAAAGGTCCAGCGCGGTGTTGTCGGGATTAAGGAAGTACTTAAAGCAGCGACGACCATGGCTGGTGCTTTCCTCTTTAATAATAAATCCCATACTCTCCATTTCGAGAAGATAGAGATTTATCCGCGCGCGGTCAGTGATTCCGGTTTGCTTGCGAATCATGGAGTTTGTTGCACCGCCGCATCGCTCTATCACCGTAATGATTTGAGTCTTAAAGTCCATGCTTGCGCTCCTCTGCATCCTGTTTGTAGTCATCGGCTGTGTAGAGATGGCCGTCGCGGGTGTTCCACTTATTGATGGCCGATTCAAGCTTCATCCAATGGTCGGTGCTGCAACCGCACTGCTCGCAGGCAATCATAAATTCATTGTTGTTTACCTTTTCCCAATATGGTTTCCCGCAACAAAATGGACAGTCAAGGAGACCCTCATCGTTCATAATCGGTTTCATTCCATCACCTTTTTAAGCATAAATTTCATCTGAATATCGCAAAGTTTACGCAGGACTCTATCCCGGCGATACGTGCGCTTTTTATGGCCTGAGATTGCGCGAATTAGCTGCCCTAGATTCATGCGGTGGCGGGGTTGATTCCGCTGCCACCGGTTCCGCGCGTTGCTTTCCCTGATATCGGCCATAATCAAATCAAGCAGTGTACTCGCCTTGCTCATTTCGCCACCCATTCACCAATATTGCTGAAATGAGGGCGACCTTCACGCCATTCGATAATTTCGCGGTTAACCTGACGCTGCATGCGGTTGCGAACTTCGCGCAATTCTCCCTCCACCCATGAGCGGGTGCGGTCGAGTTCTTCCAGTGTGTTGAGTAACTCTTTTTCGTATACCTGATCAGTTGTCATTTTTTCTCACCATCAGCAATTTATAGTTAACGCCATAGTATTTGAGGATTTCGCTATGGATATGCAGATAACCATCATCGTCCTCAATCGGAACCTTTACCACGATATAAAATCCCCGGTAACGGCTTATCAAGCCATGATGACACTTGCTCATGAGCCGCCTCCATAGCAGCCATATCAATGCGCCGCTCTATGAATTTTATGGTCGATTCTTTGACGCCAAGAATTTCAAGCGTTTCCCGGCAATCCCTCTTGTGCACCTCTGTTACTTCTCGCCAGCCTCTCATTCCACACCACCGATTTCTAATGTGATATAATCTACGTCATTAAGTATTGACTAGTTGATGTAGATTAGTCAATACTATTTTCACAGGAGAGCGACAAATGGCGAGACAACGCAAAGAACCACTGGAAGTACTGACTGAGATTATCACTAAGCGCCAGCCGCTAAGCCTGCGTGATGTCAGATATTATGCGCACTGCTATGTAGCAATGCGCGAATGGAGTGCTGAAGAGATGTACGCGTTTGTGCGTGAACACTTTAGCGTGGATGAGAAAAACAAGGTTACATTGAGGGTGGAATGATGAAATACAAATACCATAAAGGAAGTGAGATTGACTTCGTGGGCGCTCCGGATTGGGCGAATAAAAGAATCAAAGGCGACAACGAAATACACCATTCTTTTATTGGCGAACTTGGCGGTACTGAGTTGGTAACTTCCGTGGATGGTGCTGATGGGTGGTGGGAATTTAACAAAAGATTCGGCTATGCCATCATCGCCCAACGCGAACTAATCCCGGAAGAAAGTGTGTCAGTTACCATCACCAACAACTCAACCGACCAGCTCATCGCCGAACGCGGTGGCCGCTACGGCAAGTTCAAAGATGGCGCTGCAATTATGCAGGAGCTTAAGTTTGTCATGCGCGAAGTAGATGGCTGGCACCATCTGACGCCGAGCCAGAAAGAAGCACTCGACATGATTCAGCACAAAATTGGCCGCATCCTGAATGGCGACCCGACATACGATGATAGCTGGAAAGATATTGCCGGTTATGCAACTTTGATTGTTAATGAATTGAATGGGAATGCACAGTAATGACTGGAAAAGACAATCGAAAACCAGCAGCCTACATCGTGACCAATAATCGCGGCAAGCGTTACCTGGTGTTTGCTGATAGTGTTGAGCTCCAAAACGCCATGATGTTTGGGTATGAAATTAAACCACTGTATGAGAGTGAGGTATAAAATGAATTTTAGCTTTGGTGATGCGGTCAAAGAAATGGAAAGAGGCAGAAAAGTTGCTCGCAATGGATGGAATGGCAAAGGAATGTTTCTGTTTCTTATTGCGGGCGATTGCTGGAACTTCGACACCGACATTGAGGGAGTGGAAGATGTTGGTGGCATTAAAACGCTGCCATTTATCTGCATGAAAACAGCTGACAATAAACTTGTTCCGTGGCTCGCCAGTCAAACCGATGTCATAGCCAGTGACTGGGTGATAATCGAGTAAAACAAAGCCCCATTACGGGGCTTTTTTATAATAAATGTTGACGTAGATTCATGAGTGATGTAGATTGAAGTCATTGAGGCGGTAATGGTGCCGCAAATGAGTTTGGTGAGGTAACATGAATATTGAAAACTGGATTAGCAAAGCAAAAACCTCAAAGAGTGGTAAGAAATACGCCGTCGCCCACCATCACGTTGAGTTTTTCAGAAAACCAGATGGTGTACCAAATGATGTGGCTGCGGAATGTACCGTTAAGGTCGTTGCGGACACTTACAAGGTTTATGTGCTTTGTGAAAACTACTCTCGCGGGAAAATGATAAAGACATGGCGCATGGTTAAAAGCTATATAAACAAAGAAGACGCAATGAGTCACTGGGAAAATATCAAATAACCAACAAGCCCTCAATTGAGGGCTTTTTTATTGCGTAGCGATTCATACTGCGCCTGACAGGTTAATCCTGCGCTTCTTGCTGCGTCAGCATATTCTGCCAGTTGTCGATTTCTTTCGACAGATTTTGTGAGCACGTCGGAGAGCAAAACTCCGGTTGTTGCGGCTGGATTGCCAGCGGACTCAGTGCGGGAATAATCGACGAGCTGCTTTCTGATGGCTGTGAGTTGTTGCTGCAACCGGCCAGACTTAACAGCAGTAGCGGCAGCGTCAGCACGCGCAGCATCAATGCGCCCTTGAGCCTCGGTTTCAATGGTCTTTTTGTCTCTTTCATGCTGCTCGGATGCCTCTTTGTCCTTCGCCTTTTGCGCCTCAACTGCGGCCAGATAGCCAGCGGCATACTTCGCTTTGCCGTAGTTGACCCACTTGCCATAGATAACCAGCGCCAGAAGAGCGACGCCAGCAATAACAGCAATTTGCTTCCAGTAAGCTTTAGCTATTTCCAGAATCATCTTTCAGCGCCTTAATTTGCCTCTTCATGCCATGCATCTTGCTGAACATGGAAGCGCACAGAATACTGTAGCTGATTAACTTCACTACAATCGGTGGCATTGCTGATTTCAGGTCGTCCGGCATAAAGGCCCACACCTGCACCATTGCATCAGGCCAGAACTGAAGCAGCGAGCAGAAGCAGAACCACACTCCGATAAACCAGTTGCTTAGTCGCTTCATGACATGTACACCTCACGCTCCGCCGCCCTGCGCTTGGTAAGCCCATTCATGACCTTGCCATTTGCGCGATTCCACACCCTGAACTGGTCGGCGGCACAGGTGTAGCAGCGTGCGTTATGCTTCTTCAACAGGGTGGATTTGCCGAAGTTGCCAAGCCCGATGTTGTATGCCAGAGACACCATTGCATCAAATTGCCCCTGAGTGGTCGGCGCGGCGAGCAGTGCCGATACGCCGGATTCAAACTTCGCAACGTCTTTATCAAACCACGCATCAGCCATAGCCTGCGTGACTTTCATTCCAGGCTTCACATCGCAGCCAGTGTGGCCATAGCCCGCCGTGTACGGTGCACCTCCGGTGGCTGGGTCAGGGTAAACAGCAAGCACTAGCCCTTCATGCGATTTAATTAAATTCTTGCCTCGCGCAGATAGTTTCATATCAATTCCTCCAGTGATGCAGATTATTTTATCACAAAGATGTTGACGTAGATTGAATGATAGACGATGATGTAGATACACAAAACACAGGAGCAGCAAAATGAAAAAATCAATCGTAGCAGCAATCATCATGGCAGCATCTTTCGGTGCATCAGCTGGCGAACTGTGCGATGCAGTAAGCGAAGTAGGCGAGGCGGCAGCAAATGCACGTGATGCGGGCGTATCTCTGGATGTTGCCATGTCAGTGGTGTCGAATGCGTCACCCAACAAGCAGGCTAACCAAATCAATAAGGTGACTGTAGAGGCCGCCTACAAAATGGCGAATAAGTCACCGAAAGAAGTGGCAGAAATCACCAGAGAAATCTGCATCTCATCAATCGGTGATAACTAATGTGTCCGCGCCTGATGTCGAAAGCACGCGCCCGGTACGTAAAGCTGGTAATGCGCGGCATGGATGAGCATGCAGCATGGCTGAATGTGATGGGTGAACTGAAAAGCATTTATAACGGAGAGAAGAAATGAAGCTGATTGATGTTTTGGTCGAAGAGTTGCCGAAGCGTGGTGGGTGGCCTTCTCTGGCTAAAAAAATTCATCAGGACTATGACGGTGAAGTTTGGGGCTGGATAGATGAAGGTGGTCCGCTATTTATATTCACGCTGGACCAGATAGCCACTAACGCAAGGCAGCAAGGTAAAGATGAAACATATGAAAACATGGTCACCCGCGAACAGTACGAAGCCGCGCTGGCTGCCAAAAATGACGGCTGGATTGAGTGGGGCGGTGGTGAATGTCCGGTACCTGGCGATACAGAGGTTTTGATAAAGTGTAAAAGTGAAGGCGCGTGGGATTACCGCCGTAAACAACGAGCCGACGAAGTAGCATGGACACATGATGACTCAGTGTTAGATGTCATCGCCTACCGCCTGCACAAGCCGCAGGAAGTCACCGAAGCCGATGAAGAAGCCGACCTGAATGACTGCATCGGTCAGGGTGTCGCGCAGGCATGGAATGGCTATGGGCTTCCGCCAGTTGGATGTGAGTGCCAGTACACAAAAGAGAGCTTTTCCGTGAAAGGGTGGACAGATTGCACAATTGATTATGTTGGTGTGTCATTTGTCGTTTTCCGTGACTGCTATGGTGTTGAGCTTACTGGGGTTTTGGGTGATATCAAATTCCGCCCCATCCGCTCCGAAGCCGATAAAAAGCGCGAAGAGGCCATTATGTCCATCGCAAAAGCCGGAGGGGCTGCTCCATTTAAATATGGAGAAAAATTTAATGATGGATCGCTTATTGGCGCTGCATGGTACGAACTTTACGACGCTATAGCGGCAGGCAAGATTCCAGGCGTGAAGCTGGAGGATTGATGATTATTATCTGCGTTGCATGTAAATACGAGCATCACAATCTCGACAGGATTGAGAAACCAGGGGTGCGCTACACAATGTGCCCTAAATGCGGATGTGGAGGATTCACAAAGCGCAAATAACCAACAAGCCGCCATCAGGCGGCTTTTTTATGCGCTCCCTGCCATGCCTCTCTCTGCTTATCCAGTTTTTCCTGCGTCCGCTCAAGTATCACCGGCTTGCCATCCATCACAAGCGCCGGGGTCTGGCTGCAATGGCAGTTGCGTCGGTTAGCGACCTCACTGTAGAACTCGTCAATCTCTTCTGGTGTGTAGTATTTACCGTGACGCGCGGCGTGATTGACGCGGGTGGTTTTCATCAGCGCCGACTGCCACAGCATAATGGTATCCATGCCCAGCGCTACCTGCGCCTCTTTCACTTCGCGGCGATTGGCCTCGCGCAGGGTGTTGGTAATTTCGGTCTGCGCTATCGAGCGGGCATAGCTGCGAGATACATCCATGCGGTCGACAATCTTCTGCTCGACAACCCCGGGCGCATCGCCGTTTGCAATCCCCGCCGTGATGACTTCAGCCACCTGCTGACGGGTGTAATCCGAAAGACCACCCCAGTCATTATAGGTGCGTGTGTATGCCAGTTGCAGGCGGTCAAGGTACGGTTGTGAATACAGTATTTCAGCGAGCGGTCTGCTGTCCTTGTACGCATTCGACAGGCTACCGAGGTCTGAGTTTGCCTTCTGTGTACCGGCATACATGGCATCGCTGACATAGGTCGAAGCCCACAGGCGTCCGTGATTGAAGTCATCACCTTCCAGCAGCATGCCATCGAGGATGCGCTGAAGCTCATCGAGAAAGTTGGCCGAGCGATAGGCGGAGAAGTCATAATAATAATTACCAGCCTCCGCATTTCCTGCTGACACCGGGATAACCTGGAATAGTTCCGTCACCTGCTTTTTCATGGTGACGTATCGACTGTCCACGTCGCGCACCATTTTACTGACCCGACCCATTGCGTTGAGCGGGTCGGTCAGACTCATGCTTATTTTTGGCTGCGGAAGCCGGGCATTAACCTTGAGGAGGCGCATCGGTCTGCCCCTGTTGCTGGTCTTGCTGCTGGCCTTCCTGCATTCCATCAGGCAATTCCCACTTCAGCGGCTCCATTCCTACCAGTCCGCGAGCCTCATCGACAGTGAGCAGTGCCTGCTGTCCAGAGTCAAAGAATGATTTATTCGCAACGCCAAGCTTGGACAGCAATTCCGCCTTGTCGATGTCTGACGGGGCCATCAGGTCATCCCACTTGCAGTAATAGCCCGCATCAGGTGCTTTGTCGAGAATGCCAAAGGAAATCATGCGGTCGATAAACACGCTGATGATGTAGTCGAGCCAGTCATCGCGCCGCTGTGCTGCGGTAAGCGCGTAGTCGGTCTTGTCCTCATCAGAGGCAAGGCGACCAGTCTGCTGACCAAACAGGATGGTGAATGGAACCTTGACCGATGCAGCAAACTGGTTAGCGGCCACAGTCCATGTCGGCGACGGGTCTGCCGGGGTGACAGACAGGACTTTGACATCAGCCCCCATAGTAAACATGGCGGCGTCTATAGCCTCGTTAAGGCGGGCTACGTCCTCATTGAGCACATCGGCAAGCTCTTCAAGCTGCACGCCCATCTGCTGCGCCAGGGACTGCGCTGATACGCTGTCTTTGTTGTAATTGACATTGAGCTGCCGACTGGCATTCTTCAGGAAGCCCTCAGCGCTGGAGCCAGTTACCTTCGCCATGTCGATAAGGTGGTTGTAGCCAGCCCGAAGCAGTGGAACACCAGAATAAATCGAGCCATCCATTGCGCCCTCGGCAAAGATAATGACGCGGTCGGGGTGGATGCTTAGCGAGCGCTCTGGCCTGCCGTCGCGGTCGCATACGCCTACGCGAGACTCCTGATATTCGAACATGGTTGGCTGGCCGTAGTCTTCACTGGCCTCATCGTTATTCCACTCGCTAACGCGAAGCTGTTCCTCCCATGCTGGGATGAATCGCACGATTGCGGAATCTTTCAGGCGGCGCGTTTTTGACAGGTCTACCGGCTCACTCCATTGTTTCCCGTCGCGGATTTGCAGGATAAGGCCGGAATAGCGGTTGATGAGGTTGCGGCGGTCGGCGTCTTTGATGAATGGTGCGGCGCGTTTAAATAGCTTGTTGGCTGCCTTTTCCCACGGACTTGATGGCTCGTCGTCGGCATCTTCTTCGAGGATTTGCGGACAGGACTGCCAGCACTTATCAAGCACGCGGTTAACACCAGCAGCGGCAGGCGCGTAGCGCTCATAGGCGTAACGAAACATCGCAGGCGTGATGATTTCAGGGTAGCCGCATTCCAGGTAGAGCCGGTCATGCTTGGCGTCGATGTTGACACCAGAGAACTCGCGCCGCTGCCGTTCAATCAACCTGTTATTGTTCGCTACCCTGTCTTTGATATATGCGTTTACCGCGTCTAACTTTGACATTTCGTCACCATAAAAAAATCCCTCACTGGGAGGGATTATAGCATGGTAGCATCATGCGGTTCTGATTCTGTATGGATATCTCTTTCTGAATCTTCCAAGCGCGCAGTAAACATTATACTCAGCGCCATAGTTAAAATGGACTTGATGCCCTCCACCAGCGCGAACAACATTAACAACCGTTGCACAATTACCGCTGCTATCCTGGTATACCCAACCAACCATTTTCTCAGGTATGGTTTGCGTTGTTTTGAAGTGAGCCATTATTCAATCCCTCATCAGTTCATCGTGCCCATACTGCTTTCTCAAGCTTCGCTTGGTGGCAACCATTCTTATCGCCGCAACAATCGGCATCGAAAGGGGAAAGGATAAAATCAGCAGAAAAATAAGCAAGCTATAGGCTGCGTCTACGAGCATTTTTCTGCCAAAGAAATCGCCGACAGTTTCTTTTAGCCATCCGCAATAGCCCATTCGATATCTTTGCCGAGTGTTCATCACTCAATCTCCCCGCCATCAACCCAGTTTTGCAATTCAGCAATCAGTTGCACGTCCTGCTTTTTGTCGATAAACACACAGTCGAAATCCTGACTGAGCACCATCCCTGAGTTTGTGCTTGACAGGCCGATAGTCTTTGACGTTTTAATGTCTTCGAACACGTCGCCTTCAATAATCATAATTTACTCCACCTCTTCGCCAGCAAGCCATTTCTGGAGGGCCTCTACCAGCTGCGCGGCTTGCTCTTTGTCAATAATAATCGTGTCGTGACCCTGGGTAATCATCGGGTCAGATTTAAAGTCAATCGATATCCCGCACATTGGGCTTTTGGTTTCATCTTCAATAATCATAAATCACCCTCATCAGTAGTTAAGTCCGCATTCCGCAAAAAATCCTTCAGCGTCCTGACTCCAGTGTAGCCTCGCCGACGTTGTAGCTCGCAAAGCACTTCATCGTAAATCATGAGCAATATCGCATCATCAACGTTATACCGCTCACGCAGAACTTCGTCAGGCACACCAGACCGCGCAAGCGAGTATATCCGCTCTTTCTGTTCCCATGAAAAAGATGAGTACGCTCTCATATTGCTCCGGTGATGTAGATTTGTCAATGCGCCTTGACGTAGATTCTAGCATGGCGTAGATTAAAATGAAACTTCTCGGAGAAATCTTATGAAATGTGTCATTTTCGAGCTTGATGGCGTGCTGCGTGATGGGGATGGCAATGCTATTGCTGGCAACGTCGCACTGGCTAAATCACTGTACTCAGCTGGTCACGATGTGCTGATTATGAGGGCAAAGCATGCGCATGAATGGCTGCATGCTAACGATGTCTTCTATGATGATATCATGGCGTCACATCAGCAGATTGATGCTGATAGGGTGGCAATGGCGGTCGTATCTGATGACGTGATTTATGCCGCCATGCGCAATGCGGGGATTCATTGCTGGCTTTACAAATAATTTATTATAAATGTTGACGTGGATTGGTTGGTGACGTAGAATGAACTTATTGAAACGAGGTTGAGGAACAAAAAATGTTATACAGCAAAGAATGGTACGAGATTATGAAATCCTTCGAAATGAATTGCAAAGGCCGATTTCGTTTTGATAAAGAAGATAAGGAAATGTGGAAGATTGGCGCTTATTACGAACAGGGCGAGTGCAACGAATGGTTTAAAATGTACTTATCTGGATACATGGCCGGTCGAGCGGCATACCTAAACTAAAAACAAGCCCTCCAGCGAGGGCTTTATCTTATCTCCTGCTCCTTCTAATCCATCCAGAGCCGCGCTGTACGATGTGATCGTTGCATGCGTACCTGATTGCGTCAATGAAGTGGTTCCACGCATCCACAATATTTGTGAGCACGTTACCTGTCAGCTTGTCCACCTTGTAACTGTACATAGTGAACTCTTCTTGCGTCTGCGTGCAGCGGTCGTGAATGATGATGTTGTCGCAACCCCTGAGCCAGGTCACACCCTCCTCCACGCTTCCTGGCCACTTATTGCATGGATGGATATCAAATCCTGCGCGTTTGATGTGGCTGATTGTTTCTGGACGAGAGCAGTCCCCATACCATCTTGCCTTCCTGGCGAGCGGGAATGATTGCTCCATTGCGGTTGGAGTGTCGGTAATCTCAAGGCCTACCTTTCCATATTCTCGGTTAATGTAAACGTTTCGCCTGTCACCTGGAAGAATCTCAAGATATACCTCAACCATCGCCGTGGCATCTTGCGAGAAACCAAAGTCAATACCAAAGTAAGGCCCATGCCATTCAGGCTTAACCTCAAAATCAGCAACGCGCCACTTGCCCCCAAAAACCTGCTCATCATTGCGCTTATTAAAGCGGCCTCCCCATACCCACTGGTAGCGGTCGAAGTCTGTCTCTTTCATGCGTTGCATTTGGCTTGGAAGTGGCGTATCCCAGAACCACGGATTATCTGAGTAGTTGCACTCAATTATCAGGTTTTCTTCGTCCTCGTAAATCCCACCATTCTCGCGCAATTTATTATAAAAAGGCTCAACCCATATTTTCCATGTTGGGTCCGTCTCCTTGTTAGGGTTAAATGTCACCCATATTTCAGAACCCTCTGCGCGAATTGTAGGTCTGAGTATCTCCCAGCTCGACTGACTTACGTTCTCCGCCTCCTCAACCCACGCTATCGTGATGCCAGCAAAACCCTTCACGGTGGTCTGGTTTCGGTATAACCCCTTAAATCTGAACTTTGATTTCGTTGCTTTATGGGTTATCTCGTTATTAATAACACGGAATTCAGCAGACTCGCCTTTTCGCGCGATTTCGTCGACGAGTTCCTGGTATGAGCTGTCCTCAATAGACTGCTGAATCTCGCGGAAACATGCGACACGCTCAAGCCTGAAACGCGCCCGCTCGGTGATGATTGTTGTCACCGTTCTGGTCTTTGTCGACGCGCGGCCGCCCATGACTATCTTATTTCGTTTCGGATAGAGCAGCCTTTCGAGTTTTGCCGGTATTAAATGGTCGGCGTGCGTGGTTGCATGGGTTACATCCTCAACGCCGTCAGCGGTCATTTTAAGCCGCTTAATGACGTTCTTCTGCATGTCGCAGATGCCGAAGATGGCCGACTCTGCAACGTCGGTCAGCACATCATCGACCTGCGCCTCAAGCTTTTCTATTGCCAGCGCGGAAAGGCGTTTACGAGCCATGTCGTTTCGTGCCAATAATGGTGATGATTGATGCGGTCATCATAAACATGATGCCCCATATGGCGAATGCCTTTTCTGAGGTGAAATCACCAAACATAAGCATCAAAAATGCCATCGCCAGATTAAAGTAAACGAGTTTAAGCATTCTTCTCCTCCAGCAACTTCTCAAGCCGCTCAAGCCGCGCAGCCAGTTCGGTGACTTCCTGAATATCCAATCCTGACTTGATGATGTCGGCCATCATCTTGCCTATGTCAGCAGGCACAGCACCAGTGGAAACGCCTTTAATAATCGCGTCCATCTTCTGGACTGGCGTACCATCTGCCGGGAAGTCGAACTCAATCGGAGGAGCAACAGGCTTCGGGATGGGGTTAAGGCGCAGGAATATTTCCCGCAGCATTCCGGCATCACCGTCGTTCATCGCCTGATTAATGTAATAGGTGACGAATTCAATCTCATTCATCGGTGTGTTTGCAGCACGTAATGCCTCTAAAAGCACAGTCCTGTAGCTTTTTCCTCTGGGCGGCGGCTGATTATCAGAAGAAAACTTATGTTTTGGGTTTGGATTCGCCATATTCTATGTGTCCTTTGAGTAACTCACATAAGACATATCTTACCACAATGGCGTAGATAAAAAAGAACCCGCCGAAGCGGGTTAAAAGGGTAGTGGGTGATGTGATGGGTTTATTTTACATCACTATTCACATAACACCAAACATTCTGACTATCCGATTTCACGTGTACCACTTCAATCGCATCAGGAAACGCTTTCGCAATGGCAGTAATGAAGTGGTCGACCTTCTCCTCTTTGGCTGCCTGCCATACCTCTCGTTTCGTTTTCTGTGGCATCACTGATACCTCACCGTTGAATACATGTAACGCAGCATGGAGTTGTGCTCAATAACCATCATCATGCTGCAACCTGAATAACGGAGTGATGCTGCCAGTTTCCTCATACAGGAAGTCAGCCTCTTCACACGCCGCCTGAATGTCTGACCACAACATTTGCCACCTTCGATGTTTTGCGGGCCGTAAACAGCCTGCCATTTATAATAATGTGGTCTTTCATACCGGTATCAAAGCGATACCGGTAGATTGAACACTCCGCGAAGCCAGTTTGCTCATGCACTTTTTTCATGGTGCCGTACTGCTTAATCAGCTCAGGAATAGATGTAATACGCAATTGCACCTCCTAATGCGAGCCAGAAGATTGCCAGTGCCAGAGCTATGAGACGGCGTGCGATGTAGGGTTTCATTGGTTAACCTCCTGCTGGGAAGCTGCGAGCATGGCGGCGCGGATAACATGAGTAATACGCCCTCTCAGTTGCTGCGTTCCGTGATACTCAATAGCGATATCGCGAATCTGATTAACCAGCTCCCTGATTTCATGTTCTTTCATGACTTACCTCCGTTTAGCATGGCGGCGCGGCAGGCGTCATACTTTGCCATCACGGCCAAAACGCCGTGATTCCAGGCGTGCTCATCAATTGAGTCGCACGTTTTGCACTCTTCAATTGCCGCTTCAAATATTGACAAATCATCCGGCACTACCGACGCTGGCTGAGGTGTGGAACGTCGAGCGTACCGAAACCCGGCGCGAAATGCGTCCGATAGTTGGCTGTGACCGTCAACCTTCAGCCGATGAAGCTGTAACGCAGCATTAAGCTCATCGTCGGTTACAGACACCGGCTCGCTGTCCATTGCGGCCAGCGCCATGCGGGCCAGCTCTTCCGCTTCTTCAGCTGGCAGCATTACGTTGCTTCCGGCGCCGTAGGTTTCACGCCATGATTTAATTTTTTCCAGACGCTCTCTGGTTATGGTTGATTTGGTCATTGGTTGGCTCCTTCTGCTGCCCGGTTAACTATCACGCCGTCATAAATTTCGTTTAGATGCCCTCTCAGCTCCATCCTGCGCAGGGCTGAAAGCATGTAATCGCATTCGACCTGCTTATTGCCGGTGAATGGCTTATCTTCTGCGCTTCCCCAGCAACAGTTTCCCTGCGGCCATCCGTGAACCTTTCGAACCTTTCCATTGACCACATGCAGCAATCCCCATCCTGGCGGAAGGTCTTCGACAGAGATAATCCCCGGCTCGCTGATAAAGAACCGCCAGTCACCCATGCCAAGTTCGGGGCGTAGCCGGAAACGTTTTTTCCTGTCCGCGAGCAGGTCGGCGCGTGAGCACTTAGCCTCTATCAGACAGGAAGCGAAATTCCTGAATCCCATCGCGTCGGGTTGCTCTCCTGTACTGGTTACAGCAACAAAGCGATCGTGAAAGCAGACTTTGAAGCCGCTCCGCTTAAGGAATTGATAGGCTATCTGGCAAAGCTCATCATGTGTAAGTGCCATCACTCAGCCTCCCACTTGATGCCAGCGGCGCGACGAATCTCCCACAGAACGCGAGGGACTCCGCCATTACCGACCTGGTCTCGTTTCTCTTTCAATGCCACGCTTGAGGCAGCCCAGCTAGGTCGGGCGGGTAACTCCTTGACACGCACAAAGCCAGCAGCGCGCAGCGATGCGCCGGATTCATCAGCCTGGGTGTATGTGATGCAGCGGTGATAACCCATTGCCCTCGCAGCGCGCCAGATTGCGCCGTACAGAGCGCTGTTAGCGTTACGCTCGCCGGTGGTGCAGGTGCGATTGACCTCAAGCGTCAGCCCATCGTCAAAGTGGCGAGCCACCGGGCGACCGGCCGTCGCAACGCCAATCAGTTCGCCCGCGGCGTTTTTCAGCCCGATACTGAATTTGTGTCCGCGTGGCGGTTTGTTATGCCGGTGATGCTGGCCGATAAATGCCTGCGCCGTCTTCAGCGTTATTGGTGAGATGATCATCACTCAGCCTCCCTGACGTCGACGCCCGCAGCTCGCATTGCCCTGATGGAATTCTGCGTTCCGTCAACAAACCCGTTGCAGTAATCTTTGCTTCCGCCAGACATGTGCTGTACGGCAGCTAAATCGCAATCAAGCAGCTTCACGGTGACGGTGCGGGACTCCAGATCGGCAATCCGCTTCTGCGCCTTCTCCAGCGCCTCTACCAGCGCGCGGATGTTGGCAGGGTTAGCCATGGCGATGAAATCCAGGTTATCTATGCGCTGATATTTTGGGATTGCGTTATATTCACTGGTTGCTTCGCAAACAGCGGAGCCTAACGCATCATCGCAATACACCAGTAATTCACCACCATGCTTGCCGTCTCCGCGTTCCCATTGACCCGGAGTCGCTTTCTCTGCTGCCGCTTTCAGGCTCTGCGCCAGTTCGGTGATATCAGTCATCGGAGTTATCCTCGCAGCAGTAGTGAGCGCCTTCCGGGTCTGTGCTTTTGAAGCCGCAGATATCACACTCGATTTCGTCATGGGCTTTCTCTTCGCATTCGTGACTTTCCGGATCGTCGGCTTTGTAATAACCGCCGCACAAAGTGCAGGGAACATCAGGAACATCGTCGTAATTCGTGGTACCGGTAATCATTTGTCGGCTCCCTCGCGCAGTTGCTTGTCTTCCGCTTCACGCATTGGTTTGTGGCGCTCACATTCGTAGCCGTAATAGCAGCAGTCGGTAAATCCGCCTTCGCATGGGCCCATCCAGACGTGCTCGTTTTCATAATTGATAACGTGCTTATCAGCACTCCAGCGCAGGTCGCTTAGCAGGCCAGAAAAAGAGGTTAATTCGGCGCTCACAATGCACCTCCTTCTAACGGTGCGGGAATTTTTGTGTAATGAGTTACTCCCTTCAGGCTGTTGATTGAGCGCGAGTGGTCTGCCAGCCAGATTTTATGGATGTTGGTATCGCTTGACGCGCAGAAGTTATATTCCATCCATTGCGCCGAGCAGTACTGCGGCCCGATATCGGTTTCATACCGAACCCAGTAGCGGCCAAACTCGCTGGGTTCGTGACCTTCAATCCACTCCACCCCATCAGCCTTAATCCCGGCTACGATGCGATCGGTGGCGGGAGTTTCTACCGAGTCAACCAACCGGTAGTTGCATGTTTGATAGGTGTGCTGGCTATCGGAGGTATGCAGCCCTTGAGCATCGAAGCCTTGAGCCTGTTGAATCACGATACCCCATGACACGCGCTGAACATCTTCGCTCCAGCCGTCGTCTGCGTCCTCACGGTATGCGTCAATCTCAGCCTGCGCTGTGTCTATAGCGCTCTGCTTGTCTTTGAAATAATCAAAACCGTACTCAGGCGAGTATGCGAAGTAAGTTACGCCAGCCTTCAGCGCCACATTCTCCGCAGCCAGCTGCACGCACAGCTTTGCTACCTTGAGGTATTTTTCTTCTTTGATTGAGGGTTCACTATTACTTTCAAGTGACTCAATAATATCTTTTACTTCATTGATTCCAATATCCATAAATCCTCACCATTTACCCATGTCGATATAGAAACAAAAAACGCATACAGCTGATAAGCATGCCGCAATAATTCCCAATATAAATCTTTCAGTGAAAGATGCCTGTTTTGGCGCTGTAACCAAAGCAATAAAAAATGCGCACACAAAAGCCAATGTCATTGCTAACATAAATCCTCACTTAACCGCCTGTAAACGTTCAAGCTCACGCATCAGTGCAGATACGCGACGTTGCCGCAATTCCTCCGCATGCTCTTTTGCCTGTTGTTCATCAAGCCAGTATTCACCACGTTTAAAGTAAACATCGCCAACTACAGCCAACTGACCATCAGCAAACAGCTGTGCGCTTTCGTACTTCTGAATTCCACGGGTCAGTGCGTACTTCGTGACCCATATAGTCTCAGCGCTTGCTGCGTTAGAGATAACCAGTAGAACCACTGCAAGTAGTTTATTCATCGTTGCTAAACCGATTTAGTTTGCACCAGAAGACACTATGACCTGCTCAAGCACTCGCTGCTTACCTTCTCCACTAAAAACGCGACAGACGCGCTTACCGTTGCTGTATGCATGCATCGCCTGCGCCATCATGAAGTTTTGCGCCTTCACTGCGCCCATTTCTGTCTCAAGTTGAGTGCGTGTGTAGATTGCTTTGGTCATTGTTGAGACTCCACACCGAAATATGCGATGGCCATAGCCGCGCCACGAATCAAAGCTTTCATTTGTTCTTCCTGAGTCATTTTCATCACCTCTTTGTTGTTGGTGTGGTAACTATACGATGGCGCCCAATCTACGTCAATATGATGGTGAAAATAAATCCGCTTGGGGTAGTTTTTACCCCTGTGGGTAAGGCGCTGGGGAATAGGGTTGCCCCAAGCGCAAGCCTTGTCACTAAATGGATTTAACACTTTTGGGGAAGTGGGGAAATTTTGATACCCATCCTCTTGTATATATAAAAATGACGCCAATTTGTTAATATATTGTTAAAATTATACCTATAATATGAATAATAATATTACCCATTACCCCAACTACTACTATTATTATTATATTACATATACTTATAGTGACAAATTTTGGGGAAGGTGGCCTTCCCCATGACTTCCCCATTTACCCCGCAATGAAGGTTTGTGATTGCATGATTCAATGTTTATGATATGATTCAACATAGATTTGTTTGATGAAGGGGGTTGATGTGTATCTTGATAAGTACGGGAAGAAGAATGCAGCGCTATCTTCGCTTGCGGCTATAGCTGTTGGAGAGATGGTAACTTATGATGCAAGAAAGTTTGGCGGCGTTGTGAGTTTAAGGAACGCCATTAACTACTTCATGCGCAGGAACCCTGAATTGAAATTTTCAACTAAAGCTGGATATCCTGACAAAGAAACTATTTACGTGAAAAGGATTTCATGATGATTACAGCACAGGAAATATTCAATGAGGCAAGAGAAGCACACACCTCTGCGGCGCGAGTAGCTATTCATCATGGCATGACGCCAAGCGCCAACATGTGGCCTGAAATAAAAGAGGGACAGGAGAAGGATGTAAGTTACTCAGAAACACAACTTACAAGCGACAACAGGAATGATCTGATCACCCGATACTCCTCTGCGGCTGCGAGAGCGGTTCAGTTCCCGTTAAGCACCAGCTTTATGCACCTGCTTGGGTGCATCGCAAGTGCGATGACTCGCAGTTTCAGCGTTGAATATTATCATTCAGAACTGCCGGTATCGCTCTATGTGGTGACTTCTCAGCCACCCTCTGCGGGTAAGACTGCCATCAATTCAATGCACATGAACCCCATAAAAATTGAATATGATGAGTTGTCAAAGAAGATGGAGAAACAAATAATTAAAATAAATTTGCGACTTGAAGAGCTAACCAAGGCTTACAAAGAAGCGACGCACCAGAATGAAAAGGCAATCATTGCCGACGACATCGGGCGCGAGAAAGAAAAGCTTGAATCACTTTATACAATCACTTATCCGCTCACTGACGCCACGCCGGAAGCTGTGCAGCATCAGGCAATCCAGGAGGGGGGATTTTTCAACCTGATAAGTGATGAGGCCAGCGTGCTTAATACCTGCCTTGGACTATCATATGGTAAGGATGGTGGAAAATCTAACGCCGAGGTAATCCTGAAAGGTTGGGATGGTGGTTTTGTGGGGTCGGCGCGCGTCGGGCGTGGAGTTTCTTCTGGCTATGTTCTTGGAAATATCAGCGTAATCGCCCAGGATGAAAGCATTGATGCCATTCTTTCAGCGGGCGACAGGGGTAATGGTCTTTCTGAGCGATTCCTGATGCTGCGTGAGCAGTCAATGCTTGGCTATCGTGAGCACTGGGACATGGAAAATGACTGTCCGGTAAGCAAGCCAATGCCAGCAGAGTTAAAGGCAGAATATGCGCGTTTCGTTCATAACCTTGTCACATCAGAAAAAGTTGTACTTTCTCTGGCAAAAGAATCTCAGCGCATGATTGGACTTCTACGAAATCAGTGGGAAAAGAATTTCCTTCCGGGAGGTAAATGGGATCATGTTTTATTGCGTGGCGCTATGGGTAAGGCTGACAAGCAAATCATCAGGCTCGCGGCAATATTCCATGCAGCAGAGAACTGGTGCGATGGAGGCAAAAGGTCACGAATTATTGGTGAGAATGAAATAAGCCGGGCGATAAGTGTTTATGACGCACTTACTAAAACATTTACCGATGCGGTTGAGTCAAATGGCTATGCAGGTGAGCGCTCAGAAATGGATGTTGTGGCTGAAAAGTTAAGGTCGGCTGCTCAGAAAGGAAAAACAAACGTAACCGTGAAGTGGCTTTACGATTCACTGAAAAATGTAAGGCCATTCAAGGGAATACCGCATATTTATGACAGACTAAAATCAAACGTTTTGCCATCTCTTGAAGAAGATGGATATTGCGTATTCCTCAATAACACTGTTTACCTTAATCCGAGACTGAAATGATGAATAGATTACAAAGAAGAGTTGTATGTGCTGCAAATAAATATGATTGCGGTTATGGCGGAATTGATATGATTTTTATAGGTGTTAGACATTTCTGTCCTGTAATGCGTCAGAATATGGAGCCACACAAGGATTTCATAAATCGTGAATCTGAAGTTCAGGGGTTCATTGACCAATTCGGTGTGTTTATGGACAGAAAAGAGGCGCTTGAGGTCGCAAGAAATGCGGGACAACTAAATATTGCTCGAATAAAGACATGGCCTGATAATGAGTTGTTCAGCGAAGATCTATATTGAACAAAAACCCTCCATCAGGAGGGTTTGTTTTTTAGTTCTTCAAATAGTTCTTCTGGTTTATACAGCCTTTTTCTTATGGCGCTGCTGTAACGGATATCCTGCCCATCATCGGTAATCAGTATCGGCAGCCCAGCATTCTCGGCGGCGCATACCTCATCGAAATTATTATTAATGATGCAGCGTAGTTTGGCTCGCTGCTCATCGCTCACATTGCGCACAACTTCCCACATGTTTTCCGGCGACCAGCAACACCAGACATGAGCGCCGGTAAGCCGATGCGCTCGCCATGCGTCAAAGTAATTGGACACAAGGTATGTCCACTCTGTTTTTTCACCAATCGGTGTCACTGCGCCGCGCGTCAACCTTCCGCGAGTGTACTCATGGCTGAAACCCGCGCGAAATGATACTGTTTCATCGTCAGCAAGGAATGCCACATTGCATGGCGTCATGGTTCCAGCCATATAGAGTGGGATTGCTACAAGCTCGCCGGTTTTACCTGTTATGGTGTCACTGTCTGCTTTTTTCATGATGGCCGCCACTTCTGTCTCTGTCAGATAGTCAGAAGCATGGTTGACCTTCGGAAGTTGCTTTCTAATCGCCTCAAGTTTTTCGCGTGGATGCATGTTAAGAAATCCGGCCAGTGCCTCCATTGACTCTGGAAACGTCATTCCTGACAGCTTCATTATCCAGGTGATTCCGCTGCCGTTTCCGCACTGGTTGCAGATGGCGCCGCCATCACCTTTGTAGTCAAGGTGGTCATCAAACCTGAACCGATCATTGCCACCACAGCTCGGGCATGGCTGATGCTTGCCATTGAAAATTCGCATATCGACATTCACTATCGACATGATGGCAGCCTGCCAGTTACCTACCATTAAAGGCTCTATATCCTTCCATTCGTATCGCATAATTTAACCTTGATTATTGCCGTAGATTCAGTCTACTATTGTGACGTAGATTGAGCAACACAAAGGTGGATGAAGTGCAAAAAATTGATGCAATGATTGCTGAGATGGATATGGATAAGCTGCGGGCCAGCATCCATACCGGAGAGATTGAACCGCGCCCATATCAGTGGCTGGTATATGAAAAGACGGCGGAGGTTATCCGCAAGTTTGGTAAGCAACCAAAGCCAAGCTATGTAACTGCTTCGGTTGGCGCTGGTAAGACCATTATGATTGCCATGATTGCTCGTCGCTTTCAGGATATGGGGTGGGAGGGTCTTGTAATCGCAAGGCAAGGCGAAATTATCGAGCAGGATGCTGAGGAACTCTGGAATCTTAGCGTAAAAAACTCACTTTTTAGCGCGTCACTTGGGCGGAAGGCATATGCCTATCCGCTTATCGCGGGAACGGAGGGCACAATAATAAATGGCCTTTTTGATAAGACGGCAGACGATGGGACGGTGACTAAATCACTACTTTCAGACTTTTCCCCGCGCTACATACTGGTTGATGAATGCCATCAGGTTAACTGGCAGGACATAATATCAGAGCAGCCAGAGACGCAGTACGGCGTCATCATGAATGAACTTAACCGGCGCTGCAAAGCGAAATATGGCCATGAGGTAATTGTAATCGGCTATACCGGGAGTCCGTTTCGTGGCGTTGAGTCCATCAAGGGTGCTTACTGGAAACACGAAATTGTCAATATCAGTACAAAATACCTTGTCGATTTAGGATTTCTGGTGCCGACAATTTTCGGTGGTCAGGATATCGAAGACCTGCAATATGACCTGCATGAGTTTGCCAGTAGTGACGTTGACGGCGTGCAGGACTTCACTGATAGCCAGCTAAAAGAGATGCAGGAAGAAATCCTCAAGCAGGGCACATTGACACAAAAAATCATGCTCAAAGTCATGGAGCTTACGCGAGACAGGCTCGGTGTACTCATTACCTGCGCCGGTAAAAAGCACTGCAAGGAGGCGGCAAAATACTTACCAGAAGGCAGTTATTCTATCGTCACTGAGGATATGGGACAGAAAGCCAGACGCAAGGCACTGAAAGATGCAGCTACCGGGCGCAAAAAATACACGCTGCAAATCGGTTGCCTGACGACTGGAGTCAATATCCCATATTGGGATACTTCTGTCATCCTGAGAAAAATTATGTCCCTGACGCTTCTGACGCAGTTACTAGGCAGACCGATGCGCCTGTTGAAGCCTGACCAGATTGCCGCAGGTCTGGTGAAAGAAAACCATCTTTGCCTTGACTTCACCGGAACCATGTTCGAGCTTGGTGGTCTGTACGAAGACCCTATTCTTGAAGAGGCAGAGGCGCAGCGCGCAAAACGCAGTGGTGAGCAGGTGCCATGTCCTAAATGCCAGACGATGAACAGCCCATATGCACGTCGTTGCATCGGTAAAGATTTAACGTCTCCAGACGGACGATGCGAAGAGTTTTTCAGCTTCATTCGCTGTGGTTTCGACAAGCATGGCATCCGTATTTTTGATGATGGTTGCGGTACAAAAAACGACCCGACAGCTCGTTATTGCCGTCATTGCGATCATGTTTTGCGCGACCCTAACGCGGCGCTGAATGAGCGCGCTTATACCGATAAAGAATGGACTGATGTGCAAGATTTTAAAGTCGAGTTGACCAAAGACGCTGAGGGGGTTCTTTATCGTTACCTGGTGGTAAAAGCTGATGGAAAGACCGGTTGGGCAAATGAGGTGTTTTATCCGTTCGGAGGCAAGCCAAAGCACCTGCGTGACATGTTTAAAATGAAGGCTCTGCTTCCGCACCTGGAAGATAAATCAATGATGAAGAAAATGATGGACTGCCATGATGCGAAGACTTTCATGCATTACGCCGGTTTAATCCGCGCACCTAAACGCATCACGCATCGCTTTAACGATAAAGGACGCGATATTATCCACCGCAAGGATTTCATAGGAGAACAAATTGAAGCAGCTTGATAGTGGAATATGGGTATTCGACAGCGGTTATCGTGGGGAATGCCCGAAGGAGGAAACCGATCAGATTGGCTATGGATTGTGGATGCAGTACCGGTTTCCTGATGCGCTATGGTTTCATGTGCCTAATGAGACAGGCACAAAGAGCGGTCCTCAATTCGTCGAGAAACGCCGCAAAATGGGCGTCAGGAGAGGTGTGAGCGACAATGTGATACTCACCAATGGTATTAATCATAAATGCGGCCTGATTGAACTGAAGAGGCGTGATAAGACAAAATCAAACGTATCGTCATCACAGATTGCGGTGCTGGAAGAGGCTATTGCAGAGGGTCATTTTGGTGCCATTGCTTATGGTCTCGATGAGCTAAAAAAAGCGACGTTATTCTATTTTGGTCTTGATGAATGACGTAGATTGATGTAGATTCATTTGACAATAATAATTCATGTGAGGTGATGAGATGGGACAAGGTGCGGAATCATGTCGCGGTTATGACATGGAGTATGACGAGTACGAAGAAAATTTGTGCTCTGGTCGTTGGGTTCAGCGTGACGGAAGCAGCATTGAAGTATCAAAGATGCAAACTAGCCACATTAAAAACACGCTTCGAATGGTGCGAGGCATGGCTTTATCATCAAGCTTTACGAGCGAGGCTGAAAAGTGGGAGGCGTGGGCTGAGATATTCGAGGATGAGTTAACCAGAAGATTGGATTGCCCGGCCAAAAACAAAGAGGCAAGCTCTGCACAACCCGTGCGCGGTTTAAAAGCGCAGATGGTATGCCACTGCGGCAAGCATTACGAGGCACGTGAGGCAGACTTGAAACGCGGATGGGGGTTGTCATGTTCCAAAAGCTGCGCAGCATCACGGAAAAAATTTCGGTTGAAAGCTGCAAAAAGGATTTAGCATGAAAGTTTATTTAAATAACGAACTCAGCAACGAGCAGTACCACGCTGACAGCGAGCACATCAACGGCTCGGGCCTGTGGAATCTGTATGACAGATGCCCCGCAGCGTGGCGCTACAAAGACGAAGAAGATGAGCAATCAAAGGCTCTTGTCTTCGGCACCGGTAGCCATACCGCTCTGCTTGAGCCTGAGCGTTTCGAAGCAGAATATGCCCGCATGCCGACGAAAGAGGATTTTGGCGCGGAACTGCTTGTTACTGTGAGCGATATGAACTCATGGGCGAAAGAGCGCGGAATAAAAGGCCTTTCTGGCAAGACAAAGGCTGAGGTGATTAAAATCATCCGCGCAACAGGTGAGCCAGTACGAATTTACGATGAGGAGCGTCTTTTTGCTGAACTGAACGCCAAAGGTCGCATTCTGCTGGAAGGAAATGATTATGACGCCATCCAGCAGATGCGCGCAGTAATCCACGCAAACAGCTATTACAGCAGCCTGCTTTCTGGTGCTTATTCCGAGGTGTCAATTCTCGGTCAGTTGCTTGGCGAACCATCAAAGGTGCGCTTTGACTGCCTTACTCGTGGTGGCGACATCATTGACTACAAAACAGCGGTTAGCGCAAAGCCTGATGAGTTTTTCCGCCATGCAGCGCGGCTCGGGTACTTTATGAAAATGGCAATGCAGCACGACATGTTTGTAGAGGCTTATGGGCATGCTCCGCGCTCGGTAAACCTTCTGGTGCAGGAAAAAAAA